CGTTGGACTTCACAGGCGTTTAAAACAAAATGGTGGTGCAGTATCTTTTGAGACAATGACCTTCTCTCTACTCTATTTATCATTTCGCATATTTCAATTTTAGCGCATAGAAACGTATCACATAAGGAGAGTATCATAATTTGATATACTGACAAAAAGACGTCAAAAACAGCCAAAACATAAGGCCTGCTGAATGTAAAAGAGAAGCATAAAAGCGTAAAATGGTAGCCATTTCATACCAAAGGACCATCAAAAGTTCTTTGGTTTTTTTTGTCTATTTTTGATATGCGATTTGGACGAATGATAGATATTTGTCGTTCGCGTGTATCAATTCCTTCTTTATTATATATCTCCCTGTTCCGGCGAATGGGTTATGAGTTCATTTTTGGACAACACCACAATCTTTGTCGTAGACAAGATTAGATGAAACAAAACATCTGATCGAAAAGATTTCCGAAATTTCCAATTCCTTTTGGACAAAGACGAAATCTTAAGCGTAGACAAGATTAGGACAAACCAATCCGGTGGGTCCACGAACCAATCAACACAGAACAGGGACACTATCCATGATGAATCCAAAGATTCTGTCAATCCCAGCCGCGGAGTATCATGCGGCATCCCGATGCGGACTGTATGTATCCAGTCATCTGCTGGATGATTTCCGCAACTCTCCCGAACTCTATCGTCGGAAGATTTCCGGCGAAATCGAGGACAGCGACTCCCCCGCGCTTGCTCTTGGCAGGGCGACACATTGCCTGATTCTCGAAGGCCGCGTTGCTTTCGACCAGCAGTACATCGTGACCGACGGCCCGATCAACGAACGCACTGGCGAACCGTTCGGCAAGGCGACCAAGACGTATGCGGAATGGCTGGCTTCGCAGGACCGGGAAATCGTCAGCACGAAGGACTATGCCTTCATTCTCAAGCTCCAGAAATCCATCTGGATGCATGAGGTTGCATCCCGGCTACTGAACAAGGGCTTTGCCGAGGGCGTGATCCGTACCGAATACTGCGGCGTCCTGTGCCAGATCCGCATGGACTGGCTTTCCCCGGAATATGGTCTTGTTGACCTGAAGACCTGCGATTGCCTCGGCTGGTTTGATATGAGCTGCCGCAGTCTGGGATACATTCAGCAGATGGCGTTCTACCGCGCGGTGTACCGCGAGGCCACAGGCGAAACGCTTCCCGTCCATTTTGTCGCCGTTGAAAAGCGGGAGCCTTTCTCTACCGGCGTGTGGGAGATCGCCCCCAACGTGCTGGATGATGCCGAGCACATCAACGAGACCGCTCTGAAACAGTTGCGGGAATGCCGACTGAAGGACAAATGGCCGACCGGCTACGAAGAAGTCCGCATCATCAACCATCTGTAAATCAAAAAGGAGGAACAATACAATGAGTATGCTTGAATCCATTCAAACCGGGCGTGAAAACCGCCCTCCGCGCCTTATGGTATATGGTCAGGAAGGCGTCGGAAAATCAACGCTTGGGGCATCCGCCCCCGATGCGATCTTCATCCAGACAGAGGACGGCCTCGGCGAGATCAACTGCCACAAGTTCCCGCTCGCGAAGTCTTTCGACGAGGTCCTCGCCGAACTGACCGCGCTTCGGGACGAAGACCACAAATACAAAACGGTGGTCATCGATTCCGCCGACTGGCTGGAACGTCTCATCTGGGACCGCGTCTGTTCCGACTTCGGTGTTCGTTCCATTGAAAAGGCGGACGGCGGCTACGGGAAAGGATATGTCCACGCCGTCGGCTACTGGAGGACGGTCGTTTCCATGCTCGACGAGCTGCGGAACAAGCGCGGCATGATCGTCATCATCATCGCCCACAGCAAGGTCGAACGATTTGAAGACCCGGAAAACACGGCCTATGACCGCTACTCTCCGCGCCTGCACAAAGCGGCGACCGGTCTCCTCTGCGAATGGGCGGACGCGGTGATGTTCGCGACCAAGCGTTTCCGCGTGAACAAGGAGAACGCCGGATTTGCTGGCGAACGGGGCATTGCCGCTCCGATTGGGAGCAACGGCGGGGAACGAATCCTCCGTACCGTCGGCGGTCCCGCCTGCATCGCGAAGAACCGGTTCGGTCTGCCGGGTGAAATTCCACTTTCCTGGGAAGCTTTCATCGAAGCCTACCGCACAAGCACGAGCGAGGGGGCTGCATGATGTCCGAGAAAATCGTCATTGCCCGTCATCGCCACATCTGTGAACTGTGCGACCAGCCCATCCGTCCGGGGGAACGCTGCCGCCTCATCCGCGATGACATCAATCCGAAGCTGGTCTGGTTTGAACACGTCCGCTGTCCGAACAAGCTCATCCGCAGGCATGCATCGCCCCCGCCGAAATACATCGAAACAAAACTCGCCATCACCTATTAACCAGAAAGGAGCACCATTATGTCTCTTCTGAACTTTGACGCAAACGAAGTCGAACCCAGCAAAGGGTTTGAACCCATCCCCGCCGGAAAGTATATCGCCGTCATCAACGACTCCGAGGAAAAAAGAAACAAAGCCGGGACCGGCACGTATCTCCAGCTGGAGTTCGAAATCATCGAAGGCGACTATGCCGGACGCAGACTCTGGGTCCGCCTGAATCTGAACAACCAGAATCCGGAAGCCGTCCGCATGGCCCGCGCCGACCTGTCGGCCATCTGCCACGCCGTGAATGTTCTCAAGCCCAACGATTCCGTCGAGCTCCACAACATTCCGCTGGTCATCAATGTCCGCTGCAGGAAGGACAAGAATTCCGACGAGATCGTGAACGAAGTGCGCGGATACGAAAGCCGCGAAGCCCTGGCACAGAAACCGGCGCAGACAACGAATCCCGCACCCGCCAAGGGCTCCGGCGTTCCGACTGGCAGACCTACTTGGATGCGCTGAACCAGAACAACATAGGAGGAACTGAACATGAAAAAAATTATTCTCTACTTTCTCGGCTCTTTGGCGGCTTTCCTGCTCATGGAATTTGCCTGTGACCTGATGAAGCCCATTGCCGACGCGATACCGGAGACGGAATACATCATCGGGACGCTTCAGACAAGGACCATCGTCAAAAGCCTCTGGTTCCTTGTCATTGGAACGACCTTCTTCATTTTCTTTTTCGTCAACGGGGTTTTTCTCACTCATTTCTTTGCATACTATTTCGCGTGGCATGAACGGAAGGAAAAGGAAATCCGAGAGGCGATGAACAAAAGCGATCCGAAATGAACCTTTCCCTGTCGCTACCCTGGCCGCCATCTCTCAACCACTATTACCGGCATGTCGGTCCACGCGTCCTCATCAGCCGCGATGGCCGTCAATATCGGGAGAAGGTGGCGGCCATTGCCAGAAGAGCGAATCATGGCACTTTCACATGTCCCGTACAGGTCGAGCTGGACCTTTATCCCCCCGATAACCGTCGACGCGACATTGACAACTCCCAAAAGAGTTTGTTGGACGCGCTTACCTGTGCGGGCGTGTATGAAGACGACTCGCTCATCCACAAAATCACCGTCACGAAGCGGGACCCCATGCCTCCGAATGGAATGGCTTTCATAAGGATATCGGAATATGAGCAAAAGACATAAAGAAAAAGAAAGACGCATCGAAATCGTCCGGAACTTCTACGACCGGCTGACCGACAAGGACCAGCGTACCATCTGCATGCTTCTTTCCCAGGAAGTGCCGGAGTCCAGGATCTGCAAGCTTCTCGGCATCAGCGCGAAGAAACTGGAACTGATCAAGGTCCAGATCGCGGTCGGTCTGAGACAATCTGGCCTGGAAATATAATGGAGGAGCCATGGTACTTCGACCATATCAAGAAGCAGCCGTGAATGCCGTTTACGAGCATCTCGGCAGCAAGGACACCAACCCCTGCGTGGTCCTGCCCACGGGAACGGGCAAGAGTCTGGTCCTGGCGCAGATCGCAAAGGACACCGCTCTGAACTGGCAGGGCCGCGTGCTGATCCTCGCCCATGTGAAGGAGCTCCTGGAACAGAACGCCGACAAGATTCAGAGGCTCTGCGAAGAGATCCCGGTCGGAATCTATTCCGCGGGCCTGAAATCCCGGCAGACCAAAGAGCCGGTCATCGTGGCTGGCATCCAGAGTGTGTATAATAAGGCATGCGACCTGGACGCGTTCGACCTCATCATGATCGACGAATGCCATCTGATCGCTCCCGATGGAGACGGAATGTACCGGACGTTCCTGAAGGACATGAAGGTCATCAATCCCCGCGTCCGGCTTGTCGGAATGACGGCCACGCCGTTCCGACTGAAGGGCGGCCTCATCTGCAAGCCGGAGAATCTCCTGAACGAAATCTGCTATGAGGCGGGCTTAAAGGAGATGATCCAGCAGGGGTATCTGTCACCGTTGGTGTCTCGTGCGGGCAGCGCCGAAGCCAATCTCGGCAATCTCCATATCCGTGGCGGAGAGTTCATCGGAGACGAAATCGCCGCGGCGATGGATACGGAACAACTGGTGAATGCAGCCTGCCGAGAGATCGTCGACCTGACCAGAGACCGGAAGTCGGTACTGATTTTCACGTCGTCCGTGAAACACTGTCAGCATGTCGCCGAGGCTATCCGCGGATACAGCGGACAGGAATGCGCTGTGGTAACTGGCGAGACACCCGCCGGGGAACGCGCCGAGATCATCGACCGGTTCAAAGGGAAGTTTGTTCCCGCCGACCTGTTCGGAACGCCGAAGCCACCACTGAAGTATCTGTGCAACGTGAGCGTGCTGACGACCGGATTCGATGCACCGAACACGGACTGCGTGGTCCTGCTTCGTCCGACCAACTCGCCGGGTCTGCTCGTGCAGATGGTTGGCCGCGGAACCAGGCTGTCGCCGGAAACGGGGAAGACCGACTGCCTTGTCCTGGACTACGGGGGCAACATTCTGCGCCACGGTCCGGTCGACATGATCCGCGTGAAGGACAAGACTCCCGGTGGCGGGGATGCCCCGGCGAAGAAGTGTCCGCAGTGTCTGGCGCTCATCCATGCGGGATACAGCAAGTGTCCGCAGTGCGGATACGAGTTCCCGCCACCAGAACGAAGCAATCTGACGGAACACGCCTCCGGCGAGAGCATCATTTCCGGCGAGGTGTTCATGGACGATTACGATGTCCGGAAGGTCTTCTACGAGGTCCACCGGAAACGGAATGCCCCTGACGATGCGCCGAGCACGATGCGCGTGGACTACGAAGTGGCGTTCCAGACGTACAAGTCGGAGTGGGTCTGTCCGGAACATGACGGCTACGCTCGGAGTAAGTTCATCAAGTGGTGGCGACAACGTGCGCCTGACTGGTTGCCGATTCCGCAAACCGCAGCAGAAGCCGTCCGTCTTGCCCGTGCCGGATACCTGGCCGAACCGGTAAAGATCACCGTCCGCTCGATCTCCGGCGAGAAGTTCGAGACCGTCACCCGGTGTATGCTTGGTCCGCGTCCCGAACGCGAGCCCGGCGACGACACGGCGGAGATCGACATGTCCGACGATCCCCACGTGGAAGACTTCGATCCGGACGAAATTCCGTTCTAATCAAATAGTTTCACATTGAAAATCAACTATTAACCAAAGAAAGGCATACCTATGTCCAACTATCCCGAAACAATCTACTGCGGGAAGAATCCCGTCCGCACCTTCACCATGAATGGCATCACCAAGTTCGTTGCCCGCGACGTCTGCAAACTCCTCGGCTATCCGAGAGCGGATAAGATGCTGTCTCCGTTTGTCCGTTCTGCACCGGAATACATCAAGGCGAAGACCAAGGGCGGCACGCAGGCCGTCCGTGTGATCGAACGCGAAGACCTGGAGACCGTTCTGTCCCACAGCCGTCACCGCAATGTCCGGAAAGTCCGCGCCTGGCTCCGTCATCACACCGAGGCCACCGCGACGGGCTTCGTGGCTGTCGGCGTCATCTTCGATTAAGGGGGGAACATGACTGACCGCGAAGAACTGATTCGTGCTTTGCGTCTGTTGTTTTCCGCCGGGGATGTGTTCGAAATCCGCGTCCTGAAAGCCGTGACCGCCGGGTATCAAAGACCGCATACGGAGTCCGGCTATTTCGACTACGAACACATCCCGCAGGCCGCGACGGCGGTGTCAAAAATCCGCAGTTTCTCCGGGGCATACGTCACCCTCAATCCTGTCGATCCCGACCTCCTGGCACGGGCATTCAACCATCTCGGCCCTGCGGAACAGAACGCGACGACCGCCGACGGCGACACCGTTTGCCGTCGCTGGTTGCCAATCGACTGCGACGCTGTGCGAAAAAGCAACATCTCAAGCACGGACGAAGAGCACACTGCCGCGCTCGATCTGGCAACGCAGATCCGGCAGGGGCTTGCTTCCATCGGGTGGCCGGAACCGGTCGTGCTCGATTCGGGCAACGGAGCCCAGCTCCTCTACCGCATCGACCTCCCGGCAAATGACGACGGCCTGGTTCAACGTGTCATTGCGAACATCGCCGGAGCCTCGACCGACAAGGTGCATGTGGACCTGACCGTGTTCAACCCAGCCCGCATCTGGCGTCTGCCGGGTACGATGAACTGCAAGGGCGACAGCATCCCGGCACGACCGCACCGCATGGCGCACATCATTTATGCGCCGGAGAAACTGGAATGCGTGAGCTCTGAAAGTCTCTGTCGAGTTCTCTCAAATGAACCTCCTACGAAAAGTGAGCACGAAAAGTGTTCCGAATCGGGCTTTTCACTCGATCTCTGGATATCCAGACATCTCCCCGAACTTGGTGATTCCGTCCCATACAACGGCGGGCGCAAGTGGCAATTCAAGGTCTGCCCGTTCAATTCGGATCACACCAACGGCTCTGCCGTCCTCATTGAGGAACCGTCCGGAGCTGTCGCGTTCCGATGTCTCCACAATTCGTGTTCGGGCAATGACTGGCGCAAGCTCCGGGAGATGCTGGAACCGGGATGTTACGACAAGCCGGAACCGGTGGAACATCCCGACGTGGATCTGTCTGGCCTGCTCGGGACGAAACCAGCCCAGGAAGAGCCGCCGCAGGAAGAGGAGGAACAGCATGACCTCTTTCCTGATCCGGGTGCGCTGCCGGAGGAGCTGATCCACATCCCCGGCTTCGTGGACGACTATGCGCAGTGGATTACGGACACGGCTCCATATCCGAACCGTGTGCTGGCGTTCTGCGCGAGCCTGGCATTTCTGTCGTTCATCACCGGCAGGACGGTACAGGACGAACGGAACACCCGGACGAATCTGTATCTCGTGGCTCTGGCAAATCCGGGAACAGGCAAGGATCACCCGCGCAAGTCCAATTCCAGACTGGCAGTGGAGAACATGCTTGATTCCTGTCTGGCGGACGAGTTCGGCTCCGGCGAAGGGCTGGAAGACTCGCTCTTCATCCAGCCGTCGATGCTGTATCAGGTGGACGAATTCGACACGATGTTCAATTCCATCCGGCTGATGAAAGACGCCCGCGGGGAGAGCATCATCGACCGTCTGCTGCGCTTCTACGGCTCGTCCAATGGCCTTTACACTATGCGTAAGCTTGCGCTCCGACGAGAGGACAGAAACGACCCGAACCGCGTCCGTCAGCAGGGAAACGGGCGGAACATCAACAATCCGCATCTGGTTATCTTCGGGACAGCCGTCCCCAAGTTCTTCTACCAGGCGCTCTCACCGCGAGTGCTGAACAACGGACTGGTGGCGCGATGCCTTGTGCTGGATGCGGGAAAGCGTGGACACGGACACAAGCCGAAGCTCATTCCTGTCCCCGATTCCGTGACCGATGCGATCAATACCATAAAACAGTATGGCAGCGGCGGGAATCTGGATGCCATCAATCCGGAGCCGATGATCGTCAAGGCGACGCCGGAAGCCGATGTGCTTCTTCAGAACATCAACGACCAGTGCGACGCGACCTACGACTACTACGAGAGCATCAAGGAGACGACGGCCATGACCATCTGGGCTCGTGCCTTCGAGAAGGTGTGCAAGCTGTCGCTGCTTTATGCCATCAGCAGAAATCCGGCGCAGCCGATCATCGATCTGGAATGCGTTGAGTGGTCGAACAAGTTCGTGGAGTTCCTGACGAAACAGATGCTGTTCCTGGCAAGCACATACTCGTTCGAGAACGATTTCGACGAGAAATGCCAGAAGGCGTTGCGGTACATGCGGGAAGCCGGGGGCAGCTACGTCCATAGCGCGTTGCTGAAGCGGATGCACGAGTCGAAGGAGCTTTTTGAAAAGATCATGGACACCCTGATCGAAAGCGGACGCGTGAATTTCGGATGGATGGGAGACAACCGACACAAGACAAAAGTCTACCGTTTGCCAGGCATCGACGTTTCCTAAAAATCGACACTTCCCAAAGTCGTGCGCCATTTTCATCAAGCCATCGGAGGCATCGACCTTGGGAATTGGGATATGTAAGGGAAAGATAGAATAGAGGAGTATGGTATATATATGTATATGAAAATGAATGAATTATATATCATATATATATCTTCTCTTTCACATCTCCCCGTTTCCCACGCACTATGTGTGTACGCGTATATATACCCCTATACCACACTGCGCGTATGGGGATATTGGGAATTGGGAAACGTTGGAATCATGGCACTGGATGAGCGGTTTCGCAACAGCGCGATTTGTCGCGCGACAGCGCAGACGCGCACATTGACCCGAACCCCGCGAAAAGCCCCGAAAAAGGGCCGTTTCTGGCGGCCTTGAGGCGAAATCGAGAGGGGGGATGGCCGATCCCCCCCCTGGGGGGTCGGGTCCTCCCTTTATGAGAATCATACATTGGGCCGCGGAAGGACTCCCGGAGTACAAGAGAGTTTCCGCAGCAGACCGAAAATTTATAAAACCTTGCAAAGGAGGCATTTCATGCAAATAACGATGATGAACATTTCGGATATCCATCCCTACGAACGGAATCCGCGGAACAACGATGCGGCTGTGGATGCGGTCGCAAAATCAATCAAGGAATTCGGGTGGCGAGCGCCGATTGTCGTCGACAAGGATATGGTGATCGTGGCGGGCCATACCCGGTTGAAAGCGGCCATTAAGCTGGGCCTGACGGAGGTTCCGGTTCATGTGGCAAAGGATTTGACGCCAGAGCAGATTCAGGCGTACCGCATCGCTGACAACAAGACCGGGGAGATCGCGGAATGGAACTACGAACTCCTGCCGTTTGAACTCAAAGACCTGCAGGCTGCGGATTTCGATCTTTCACTGCTTGGCTTCGATACATCGGAGTTGGAAAAGCTCCTTGCCGACGTCAACGGCGAAGTCGCCGAGGGCGAGACCGAAGCGGACGCTGTGCCGGATGTCCCGGAGGAAGCGGACTCCCAGCCCGGTAAGGTCTACCAGCTTGGCGAACACCGCCTGATGTGCGGAGACAGCACCAGCCTTGAAGACACGGCGAAACTCATGGGCGCTGAAAAGGCAGTCCTTTACCTGACGGACCCGCCGTATAACGTCGCGCTGGAGGGCTCTACGGGGCTGACAATCGCAAACGACAACATGCCGAGCGACGAGTTCCGGAAGTTCCTGGATGGCGCATTCAAGGCGGCGGCAAGCGTTCTGGCGGAAGGGACAAGCTTCTACATTTTCCACAGCGACAGCGAATCGGCCAATTTCCGTCTGGCGGCGCAGCAGGCCGGACTGGAAGTCCACGAAACTCTGTATTGGGTGAAGAACGCGCTGGTCCTCGGACGTTTTGATTATCAGTATATTACGGAGAGTTGCCTTTACGGCTGGACACCGGGAGCCGCACACCGCTGGTTCAACGACCGATGCCAAACCAACGCGCTCCACTTCGACAAGCCAAAGTGCAATTCTGTTCACCCGTCCATGAAGCCCGTGGAGATGCTGGTCTATCTTATCCGGAACAGTTCTTCCCGCGAAGACATCGTGCTCGACAACTTTGGTGGCTCCGGCTCCACGCTGATCGCCTGTGAGCAGACCGGGCGCAGATGCCGGACAATGGAACTCGATCCCAAATACTGCGACGTCATTCGTCGACGCTGGGCGGAGTTCAAGCACGGCGAGGGCTGCGACTGGAAGACGCTCACCCCGGCGATTACCGAAAACGAAACTATCGAACAAATGTGAGGCAATTTATGTTCAGAACATCAGAGTGGGTGTCCCTGGGACATCCGGATAAAACCGCCGATTTCATTTCGTGCTTCCTTCTCGACCGCTTCCTTGAAAAAGACCCGATGACGCGGTATGCGCTGGAAGTCATGATCAAGGATAACATCGTCACGCTCGGTGGCGAGATCACCAGCATGGCCAACTACTCCGAGGAGGACATCGCGGCTTTTGTTCGGGTTGCGGTTAATCAGATCGGATACACGAAACAGTACCAGCAAGGATTCGGCAAGAAGAACACAATCTGTGGGGACGACCTCGTTGTGAATCAGCACATTAGCAAACAGTCCGCAGACATTGCACAGGGGGTGGATAACCACGGATGGGGTGACCAGGGGGTGATGTTTGGGATGGCGACGAACACACCGGAGACTGGGTACATGCCGAAGGATCACTGGCTCGCGAAGAAGATTGGGAAACGCCTGTACGATTCCCGGTATGCCGGTATCGACATCAAGACGCAGGTGACGATGAAGGACGACAAGATCGACGAAATCGTAGTTGCGATTCCGATGAACGAACAGCATTCCGAAGACAGGATTGCGGACATGGTGACCGAGTCCGTCGGCAGCCGGGACTACAGACTTCACATCAACGGGACAGGACGGTTCGTGAAGCATGGCCCCGTCGGGGACTGCGGCGTGACTGGTCGCAAACTGGTCGTGGATTTCTACGGCGGCAATTGCAGGATCGGCGGCGGAAGTCCCTGGACAAAAGATGGTTCCAAGGCAGACCTGTCGCTGAATCTGCTCGCCAGAGCCAGGGCTCTTTCGTACATCCAGGAGCATCCCGACTGTCCGGAGGTCTACTGCGCGATCTCGTGCCGAATCGGATCGCCGGAGATTCTGGTCGTGTTCACTGAACGGCAGGGGAACGAGCTTCTGTCCTACCGCGAATGTGTCAGCCCGGAAGAGGTCATCAAGCACTTCAGCCTACGGGAGCCGCGGTTCGCGGAGATGTGCAGAAACGGACTGTTCACATGATTACCTGGCTTTTCACAGCGGTCAGTCTGGCAGGAACAGTCCTGAATGTCAGGAAGAACATCCTCTGCTTCTATCTGTGGTCAGTCGGGAACATAGCCTGGTTGGCCTACGACGTCGCATCGGGGCTATACAGCCGGGCGGTGCTGGATGTTGTCCACCTGGCGTTTGCTATCTGGGGAATCTTCGCGTGGAGAGAGCCGAAGCCGACGATCAGCCAGCGTATTTGAATTTGCCCCTCTGTTCTGCCCTGACGATGCGCGGGTGGTCCTTGTCGGCGATTTCCCGGAAGATGCTTCCGTAGAGGCTCTGTTCCGGTGTCTTGCAGTCCGTCTGCTCCCACAGACCTTGCGAGATTACGGCGGCAACGATTTCGCGGGTGTTCATCGGGACATTGCTTTTCTTGAGGACCTCAACTGCCGCACTCATGAGGGACATACGTCTCCTCGGCCTGTCGGATTCGTGGGCAGGATTGATCGCGTACTCGTCTTCCTTACTGTCGGAGGCAGTGCCCTCTTCACGCTGATCGGCATCTTCCGTTTCAGCGTCTAAGGCGCACGGCATTTCTGTTGCGTCAGGTTCCGCGACCGCCTCGACCTCCGAGGCCGGGGCAACATCCGGAATGTTTCTGGTTGCCGCGGTGACAAGTTCGTGGATATGCCTAACGCTGAATTCCCTGTGGGTGTTCACGCTTTTGACCCTGTAGAGGCCATCAGGCATTATTCCGGTGATTTCTGTTTCGACGAGGTTCTTGCCGACCTTGACGAGTACGATGTCTCCGAGCTTGAATGTGTTTTCGACCATGAGAAGTCTCCTTGTGGTTGATGGTTTTCGTTTGCGCACTCATGTGCGCTCCTTTTAACAATGCTCGCTAATTCGCTTATATCCAATCGAATATGGCGATACAACCCACTTTTCTTCGAAAAAAGCATGAATAATCTACAACCTTTGGCTTTGCAGCCGGAAATGCTCATAAGACTTCTGCAGAAATCCGGGTGCAGGGAAATGTCGGAAGAAGCTTTGCAGAAGCTCATAGACGCCGGTCTTCCGCTGAATGGAGACGGCACAATCAACATCATAGAATACCTTGCCTGGCTGATCAAGGAGGTGAACGGCAATGGCGCTGAATCTATCTAAATTCCGACCGACGGAACTTATCCGTCTGGTCAATTCCACTCCTGTCGGGCCTGTCCTGCTTGACCGGCAGTTGCGTCGCCATCGTGACCGTGGGGGCTACCGCATTTCGGACGACGGCGGACAGACCATCAATCTGATCAAATATGCGGCATGGCTTACGGGAGTCTGGCTGGAACGTGCGGCGAATCCTCCGCAGACGTATGACGAGAAGAAGGCTGCAGTCCGAAGCAGGAATATCGCTCTTGCTCTGGCCGGTCGTGAAATCGGAGACCTCCCGCCGGTCCAGAACCCGGAACTCAAAGAGCGTTGCCGGAACAATTTCCGGGTGTTCTGTGAGAACTACTTCCCGGAGAGTTTCCATCTTGAATGGAGCGAAGACCACCTGAAAGCCATTCACAGAATCGAAACAGCGGTCCTTGAAGGAGGACTGTTCGCTTTGGCGATGCCTCGCGGGTCCGGGAAGACGCAGCTGTCGGAAACGGCGGCCATCTGGTCGATGCTATACGGGCACCGCGAGTTCGTGACGCTGATTGGCGCGACCGAGACAGCGGCGCTGGAAATGCTCGATTCCATCAAGACGGAACTGGAAGTCAACGACCACCTTGCCGAAGACTTCCCCGAAGTCATTTTCCCCATCAAGTGTCTTGACGGCATCGTAAACAGATGCGCCGGTCAGCTGTACCATGGGGAGCGCACCCGCATCACATGGACGAGCAACGAACTTGTTCTTCCAACGATTAAAGGAAGCCCCGCAAGCGGTATCATCGTCCGTGTTGCCGGGATCACCGGTCGAGTCCGCGGCATGAAATACAAACGCGCCGACGGTCGGAGTGTCCGTCCCAGCCTCGTGATTATCGATGACCCGCAGACCTCGGAATCTGCCGGTTCCCTTGAACAGACCCGAAAGCGCGTCCGCGTCCTTGCTGGGGACATCCTCGGCCTTGCCGGACCCGGCCAGAAAATCTCCGGGATTATGCCATGCACCATCATCAGACCCGGCGACATGGCGGAACAGATTCTCGACCGGGAGCGGCATCCCGAGTGGAACGGGGAGCGCACGAAGCTGATATACGACTTCCCGATCAACACGAAACTGTGGGAACAGTACGCGGACATCCGTGCGGACGCACTTCGGGAGGACGGCAACATCATACGGGCGACGGAGTTTTACCGGGAGCATCGGGCGGAGATGGACGAAGGAGCCGTCGTCGCGTGGCCGGAACGATATAACTCCGACGAGATCTCGGCGGTTCAGTTTGCCATGAATCTCCGACTGCAGGACGAAGGAGCATTTCAAAGCGAGTACCAGAATGACCCGTTGCCGGAGGACATGGGCGGGGACACGCTGCTTTCGATGGACGAGATCGCGTCGAAGGTGAACGGGCTTCCACAGGGAAAGGTTCCGCTGGCCTGCGACAAGGTCACGCTGTTCATCGACATCCAGAAAGCCCTGCTGTTCTATACGGTGGTCGCGTGGGGCGATGACTTCACGGGGGCGGTGCTGGACTACGGAGCATGGCCGAACCAGCGGAGCCGGATGTTCAGCCTCGATACTGCGAATCCGACGATTCAGAGCAAGTTCCCGAACGCCGGACTGGAGGGTGGCATCTATGCCGCTTTGGAAACGCTGGTCGATGATCTCCTCTCGCGGGAATGGGAACGGGAAGACGGCATCATGTTCAAGATCGAGAAGGCTCTGATTGACGCAAACTGGGGCGCTTCGACGGACATCGTGTACCAGTTCTGTCGGCAGACGCAGTGGGCGGGTATCATCTATCCGTCGCACGGGCGTTTCGTCGGCGCTTCCTCCAAGCCCATGACCGAATACCGGAAAGGCGCAGGCGACAAAATCGGCTTCAACTGGATGATGCCAAATGTGGCGGGCAAACGGGCTATCCGACACGTCATCTTCGACTCAAACTTCTGGAAAAGCTTTGTTCATGCCCGACTGGCCGTGATGCTGGGCGACCACGGAAGCCTTTCTTTCTATGGCCGCAGACCGGACGTCCACCAGTTGATCGCGGAACATCTGACGGCAGAATACAGAGTGAAGACGCAGGGGCGCGGGCGCACCGTGGACGAATGGAAGTTGAAACCGGAACACAACGACAATCACTGGCTGGACTGTCTGGCCGGCTGTGCGGTCTGCGGCTCGATGCTGGGAGCCACGATGCCGGAATTTGGAACGCCAATGCCTCTGAAACGGCGTGGCCAGCCCGTGAAGCTTTCGTCCATCAAACGGAACGCAAATAAGCCCGACATGCAGTCTTCGAGGTCGAGAATCCGTCTTTCCGAACTTTTAAAATCCAGAAAATCGTGATTTTTTTGGACAAGTGCCTGTTTTTTCTCGTAAACAAGAGTAGGAACACATGAGATTCACAAAAACAGGAGACACCCCATGCCAGAACAAAAGAGCAATCTTGAGGAGGTCATTCAGAAGAATGCCTCCGGCCCCAAAAGCGCCGAGGTCGACGGACAGAGCGTGGAACAGCATCCGTTGTCGGACGTGATCAAGGCTGATATGTATCTCGCGTCGAAAAAGGCAGCAAAATCCCGGAGTTCCGGCCTGAAATTTACGAAGATGAGCCATTCAGGAGCGTGAGGGATACATGAACAGAAAGAAGAAACACGGGAAGATCCGGATGCTTGGGCGGCCAACAGTCAGAGCTCGCTTTGATGCCGCCCAGACAACTGCGGACAACGCACGGCACTGGTCGGCGGCGGACTATTTCTCTGCCGACCAGGAAGCCCGTCCCGAAGTCAGACGAATCCTCCGCATGAGAAGTCGTTACGAAGTGGCGAACAACAGTTACGCGAAGGGACTGGTCCAGATGCTCGCGAACGATACCGTGGGAACTGGTCCGAGGCTTCAGATGCTGACTGAGGACGAAGAGTTCAACGACAAAATCGAAAAGCAGTTTGTCCGCTGGGCAGATGCCGTTGGTCTGGCATGGAAGCTCCGCTGCATGCGTATTGCACGGTGTCAGGACGGGGAATCGTTCGCCGTCCTGGCGACCAACCCGAAAGTCCGGCATCCGGTGAAGCTCGACATCAACGTCATCGAGGCCGACCGCGTATCGGGTGGCCTGACGTGGCTTGCGGATTCTTCCAGCATTGACGGCATATCCTTTGATCAATGGGGGAATCCCGTGAGTTACCGCGTCCTGAAACGCCATCCGGGTGATGCCATGTACACGACAGGCGAGGAAGCTTTTGAAATCCCCGCCGAATACATGGTCCACATCTTCCGGCACGACAGGCCCGGCCTTCACCGCGGAGTCCCGGAACTTGCGGCGGCGCTTCCTTTGTTCGCCCAGCTCAGACGATACAATCTGGCGGCGTTGTCAGCGGCAGAGGCGGCTGCGGATTTTGCGGCGGTCCTCTACACGGACTCTCCGCCCGACGGCGAATCCGAAGACCTTGCGGCACTCGACGCCATCCCACTGGAACGGAATATGATGCTCACGGTTCCCGCCGGATGGAAGATGGGACAGCTGGACAGCAAGCAGCCGACGGCGAACCACGCCGAGTTCGTGAAGGTCATCCTCTCCGAGGTGGCACGATGCGTCTGTTCGACCTACGGAACGGTCGCAGGGGATTTCTCCGGATTCAATTACGCTTCAGGTCGCCTGGATAACCAAATATACCATAAATCAATATTGGTGGACCGGAGCCGCTGGGAAAAAGATGTTCTGAACCGCATCTTCTATCTGTGGCTCAAGGAATATCTGCTGATCTTTCCACATCCCGGCATTACCGCGGATGATGAAATCCATATGTGGTTCTGGGACGGTTTCCCGCACGTCGATCCCACCAAGGAAGCGTCTGCTCAGGCGCAGAGACTTCTCAACGGCGCGACGACGCTCGCCGCTGAGTGCGCCAGAGACGGACAGGACTACGAAGCGGTTCTGAGGCAGAGAGCCAAGGAACTGCGCCTGATGCGGGAGCTGAACATCCCGATACCGGGAGAGATAACTGTCAATCAACAGACTAACAATAAAACAGAGGAGAAACAGGATGACTGAGTTCAAACTGATTGAAGCATCCGGTGGCGGACGACCGAAGGTGGCCGGTCTGGCATACTCCGGCGGAAAGATGAATTTGCCCGGCTGGAAACATCCGGTCGTCGTCGAGCTTGCCGGAATGGAAATCCCGGAAACGGTGCCGCTCCTGACCAATCACGAGAACAGGACCGACGCCCGCGTCGGGATGGTAAAAGCAAGCATCAAGGACGGCGTTCTGGAAATCGTCGGGGAAATCGTTTCCGACTCCCAGGCGGCAAACGACATCATCGCCCAGTGCAAAAGCGGAGCCGACTGGCAGCTCTCCATTGGGGCCGACGTCAAAGAATGCGAGCTGATCAAAGCAAAACGCGAGGTCAACGGACAGATGGTCGAAGGGCCGTTCTACCTCGTAGCAAAATCGATTCTGCGGGAAGTTTCCGTCGTCGCTGTCGGGGCAGATGCCTCGACCCGGATGCATGTGAACGCGCAGTTCAAACTCAACAATATCGAAGGAGAAGCAATGAACATCAAAGAAAAAACCAATACGCCCGACGGCGTGGAGAAAGCCCCGCAGGTGACTGCCGAAGCCGATCTTGCGAAACAGCAGGAATCCCCGGAAAAGCCCGCCGAAATCAAGGCCGAGGCGCAGCCCGACATTCAGGCCGCAGCTGAAAAGGCCGCCCAGAGCGCCATCAAGGCCGAGCGAGATCGCGTTTCCAGAATCCAGGAAATCTGCAACGGCGAATTCCCGGAAATCGAACGCGAAGCCATCAAAGCAGGCTGGACTCCCGAAATCGTCACCAAGAAGGTGCTGGAGACCCTCCGCGCCGAACGTCCTGCCGCCGGAGTGAATATCTCCGTCAGCGCCGAAGCCGAGGGGCCGGAACTCCGCAAGAACATCGAGGCCGCCCTGTGCCTCCGTTGCGGCATCTCCCCTGACGACCTCGAAAAGTCCTACGGTCCGAAGTCAGTGGAGGCCGGTATGCGTGACATGGAAATGCCGCTGAAACAGCTCGTCCTCGAATGCATGCGGCTTGACGGTATCCCCGTGTCCGGTCGCACGTTCGACAACGAAACCATTCGCGCCGGTTTCTCCAGCGTGTCCCTGCCGGGCGTGCTGAGCAACGTCGCGAACAAAAAGCTCCTCCAGAGCTACCACGCACAGCCCATCATCGCAACGAAACTGTGTTCCACCGGCGACCTCAACGACTTCAAAGAATCGGAAAGATTCCGTCTGACGGACGTCGGCGATCTCCAGCCCGTTGGTGCTGACGGCGAGATCAAGGACGGCGGCATCATGGAAGAATCTGCAAAGAACCAGATCGAAACTTACGGGAAAAAATTTGTTCTGACCCGCAAAATGATCATCAACGACGACCTCGGTGCCTTCATGAAGGTCCCGGTTGCCATGGGCAACAGAGCCGCTCGTTTGATCGATCAGCTCTTCTTCTCCCGTCTGCTCAAAAACCCTGTCCAGCTTGATGGCAAACCGCTCTTCTCCGCAGCTCACAAGAATCTGCTGACCGGCGCGACCAGTGCTCTGTCTGCCGACTCTCTGAAAAAGGCGATTCAGATTTTCCTGGACCAGGTCGATGCGGACAATCAGCCCATCAATGTGGAGCCGCGTTTCCTGCTCGTTCCGACCGCCCTCAAACACGCCGCAATTGAACTCACGAGAGGCGCGACCCTCATCATGGGCGGTAGTGGTACCGGCGAACAGGTTGTCAGGCCCGCCCTCAATGTTCTGGCCGATGAGAATCTTCAGGTCGTGAGCTCCCCGTATCTCGCCAACAGCGGCTACGAGGGCGCGTCCGCGACCGCCTGGTACCTCTTCGGGTCGCCCGGACAGGTTGATACCTTCGAGATCGGCTTCCTGAACGGGAAGCACAGCCCGACCGTCGAGCGCGGAGAAACGGACTACAACACCTTGGGACTCTGGTTCCGCGTCTATTTCGACCTTGGCGTCCGCGAACAGGATCACCGCGGCATGGTCAAGTCTGCCGGAGCTGCTGGCTGATTCGGTCGGGGAGCGCATCACGCTCCCCACCTCAACACAAACTTTTTAGGAGAAGCAAAAATGAATGCTCGATATGTTCAAAAAGGCGAATCTATTGATTATCGCCCTGAAACCGATATCAAGGCAAAAACCATCGTCCCGTTTGGCGGATTCGTCGGTATCACCCGCCTCGACATCCGTGCCGGTGAGCTCGGAGCATTGGCTGTGAGTGGCGTGTTCGAAGTCCCCAAAGCTGACATCGCCATTGACGTTGGCGAGTCGGTCTATTGGGATGCGGAGAATGAAGTCGCCACGAACGAGGCTACCGACATTTATCTCGGTAAGGCCGTCTACAATGCTCAGGCGAGTGCTGAATACGTCTACTTCCTTCTGAATGCTCCGAACACCGGCGCTGGTGCTTCCGGCAGCGGTGCAGGCAGCGAAGCAATTGCAGACCTGGGGACGCTCACGAGCGACTCCGGCTGTGCGGAATCCATGGGCATTCTCAAAACAAAAATCAACGATATCCTCGCGGCGCTTCGTTCTGCGGGCATCATCGCAGCCGGTTAAGCACATGGGACTCCTGGAAGAAGGCGCACACTGGCTGGAATCCCAGAGGAATGCCTGGCTCTCCGTCCCCGTGGAATATCTCCGCTGGGACGGGGAGCGGCTCCGGGTCTCCGCTTCACTCGGACGGACGCTGTTCAAGGTCGAAAACTCATACGGAACCACGATCCATGTGTATTCCCGCGACTTCCTGATTGCGGCGGATGTCCTGCCGAAGGAACCGCAGAAGGGTGACAAAATCTTTTACAATGGCGTCGAATATGAGGTCCTTGCACCGCAGGACGAGCCTGTCTGGCGATGGAGCGGAACGACCAACCATGTGCGAAGAATCCACACGAAAGAGATAGGGAAACTATGAGCGAAAACAAAGAATATGTGCCGGACAACCGCGATCTCTGGCACGAAGTAAACCAGGCAAGGCTGGACATCGCGGAACTGCGCGGGATGCTGAACATGCATTTTGGCAATGGACAACACCACTATCCGCCCTGCAAACCTGCCGCCGATCTCCAGAAGATGATGATCTCCACGCTCGGAGCCGCTCTCCTTGCTGTCCTCGCCGCGGTCGGAAATCTCGTTCTGGAACTGATCCGGGGGTGAATATGGACTGTATGGTACTGTGCGAAGCCGTCGCGGCAAGCCTCGGCGAATGGAACGCAAAGCCTGCGCTGGCCCCGGAATTCTCCCTGCGCGATCTCGAAGAACTGAAAGTTGTTGTCGTCCCCGTGGAACTGACCTATCGGAATATTTCACGGGCTCTGAAGGAACGCACGGTGAAGCTCCAAATCGGCTTCATGAAGCGGGCGAAGAAAGAACAGCTTGACGAGCTGCTGGCGACCGTGGAAAAGCTCGGAATGAGTTTCTCCGGCAAGGAATTCTGCGGAGCAAAGTGCATCGCGGTCGGTTTCAATCCGATCTACGCCGCCGACCAGCTCCGGGAACGAAACCAGTTTACGAGCGTCATCGAACTCACGTTCCGGGACACGTGCAGACGGTTGGAAGAATAAAAAAACGGGGAAAAAGGGAGTCGTGAATGTCAGTCAAAATGTATTTCAAGTTCGACGAACGGCGGCTCGTGGAGGCCGTCCGGAAGGCGAATTGCAGCTCCCTGCGTCGTGCTGGCGCTTACATCCGGGCGACTGCTCGAAATGCCATCCACCGTTCGAAATCGTCGTCTACTCCCGGCACACCGCCGCACACCAGACGCGGACTGCTCCGCCGTTCGATTCTGTTCGGTGTCGACCGACAGAAACAGAGCGTGGTCATCGGTCCGGCCGAAAAGTTCATCGGAATCTCGATGACCGCGCATGAGTTCGGCGGACTGTACCGCAGACGCCGCTACCCGAAACGGCCCCTCATGGGACCGACACTGAACAAGGCTGCACCCCAGCTCCCGAAGCTGTGGGAAAATGCGGTCAAACCCTGAAAATGAAAGGACATGCTTATGGCCATTGTACTTGGTCTTGACGCCAAACTGTTCCGCGGAGAAGCTGGAACGCAGGCGACCATTGAAGTGACGAACGTCAAAGACGTGTCGCTCACGCTCGAATCCGGCGAGGCCGACGTCACCACCCGTGCCGCCCAGGGCTGGAAGCTGAGCGCAGCTACCCTCAAAGAAGCCTCGCTCGAAATCAATATCCTGTACGACACGGAGGATGAGGACTTCCTTGCGTTCAAAACCGCCTATTTCACGAACACGCCGATGTCCCTGTTTGTCACGGACGGAGCCGCCACTGCACACGGTCTGGATGCGGATTTTTCAATCACCGGCTTTACTGTGGAACAGAACCTCGAAGAAGCCGTGTCCGTGAAGATCACGGCAAAGCCGACCGCATCCGGTCGAGCTCCGGCATGGGTGTAATCAGTTACAACAAAACCATTTCTTTGCTGATTCGGTCTCCGAACGAATAATCCTTCAAAGAAGTAAGAGGGAATACGGCAATCTTTCTTTCCAGGAATTGCTCCAAATCATCCGTCAGAGCACCCAAGTCACTCAGAGAGGCATCCTTGAACTCTGCAACGAAGTTCAAATCGTTCTGTCTTGAACAGGAACCGAAAAGATACAATTTGAGTGCCTTGTGGTTGCGGGCAATTTCATAGATCTCATCTTTCTTTTTCCGCAAGTCTTCAACTTTTTCCTGCTGTTTTCGTTTGAAGTCATCCAATGCTTTTACATACTCTTCAAGTTGGGAGATAGCCAGATGAGCTTCTTTTGCATCTTTTTTGGCAATACTCCAAACCGCCTTTTGGTCAACGCCAAAATAATGGTGCGACAGGACATCCCGGAAACGGGCGATGTGAGACCACGGAATCTGAGGATGCTCATTGCAAAACTGGCTGGAAAGGTTCTTGACGGATTCACCCAAATTCTCAAATTTCCGGGCAACAGCATCCTGACGCATTATCTCTATCAGGAATTCTTCCTCAGAGCAGGACGTGTAAAACAGGATGTCGGACAGAGCATCGACTATGTTGAGAAGAAAGAACGAATCATCGTATTTCTTCATAAGACAACGGCCTCACTGAGCACGTTGTCCCGAAGATACGGATTGAGACCGCGTCGTGAAACGACATCGACTTTGCAGTTGAGGAGTGCTTCGTATTCATCCTGTAAATCCATCAGGTCGAACAGAGAAGCTCCTTTTTGCAATTCGACAAGGAAATCAACGTCGCTTTCCGGAGTCTCTTCTTTGCGGGCGCAGGAACCGAACACATAAACCTTATCGGCTTTGTGCTTTCTGGCGATTTCGTAGATTTCGCCTCTTAAACTGCGCAGTCTGTCGAGCTGGCACATGTTTTTGGTCTCCTGCGTAAGAAATATTTTTTCGGTTCAACATCTATAATTTAGACCGAATCGAAGAAAAGTCAAATCACTTTCGAAAAGAAGGAGTTTTTTCTTTGAAAACATTCCGTGACAACAAACGGCGCGTCTGGACGCTCGAAGTCAACGTCGCCGCAATCAAACGAGTCCGTGGGCTCTGCAAGGTCGACCTGAACAGCATTGTTGAAGTCGATGCCGAAAACCGACCGACCGCGCATCTGCTCGAACAGTTATCCTCCGATCCTGTTCTGCTGGTGGATGTGCTGTATGCCATCTGCAAACCGGAGGCGGACAAGCTCGGCGTGAGCGATGAAGACTTCGGCGAAAGCATGGCTGGAGACGCCATCGAACAGGCAACCGAAGCCCTGCTGGACGAGATCGTGGATTTTTTCCCGTCAGCGAAGCGTCAAGTCATGAAGAAAATTCTGAACGCGACGCGAAGATTCGAGGAAATCGCGAGGACGCGGCTCGACCGGATTCTGCAGGACGAGCAGTTCGAGGCAAAACTGGTCTCAAGCCTGGAACAGTCGAACGTCTCGTTTTGGACTGCGCCGGAATCCTCGGAATAGATCCGGGACCGCTCACGCTTCGCGAACTCGTCCGCATGACCGAGGCGAGAGGACGCTTTGAGTGGGGACAGACCGCTTCGCTGCTTGCCATGATCGCGAACATCCTCCGCGATCCAAAGAAAACGAAGGCCGTGAAACCGGCCGATTTCAATCCGTACAACGTAAAACCAAAAGCAAAAATGCCAGTCAGCATCCTACGGGATATCTGGTGCAAGGAGACGAAAAATGAGCACGGCAACAGGGGAAGTGAAAGCGGGAAGAGCCTATGTGGAGATTCTGCTGAATCAGACACCGCTTGAACGGGGACTGAAGCAGGCCCAGAAGAAGATCAAGGCGTTTGGGGAGAGCCTGATCGGGATCGGGAAGAACATGCTCGCGGTCTCCGGTATCATGGCGGCTCCACTGGCGTTCGCCACGAAGGGATTCGCGGATTTCGATGATGCCATGCGGATGGTCAAAGCCGTCAGCGGCGCGACCGATGCTGAGTTCAAGAAACTGACGGCGACAGCGGAGAAGCTCGGACGCGAAACGTCCTACACGGCGAAACAAGTCGCCGAGGCAATGACGGCCATGGGGCGTATGGGGTTCAAGCCAGACGAAATCCTGTCGGCTGTTCCCGCCGTGCTGAACCTTGCCCGTGCCACGGGAACCGAGCTTGGCGAAGCTGCCGAGAGCGCCGCAAACAACATGCGCGTCTTCGGGATTGAGACCTCGAAGATGTCGAATGTCGCCGACATCCTGACGGCCACGGCGAACGGATCGGCGCAGACGCTGTCCGACCTCGCAGAGGGACTGAAGATGGCTGGCCCCCAAGCGGCTGCCGCGAAGGATAACATCGTGAACGTGTCCGGTGCTTTGGGGGTGCTGGCGAACATGGGCATCAAAGGTTCGCTTGCCGGAACCGCTCTCCGCAAGGCGTACAGCCAGTTCGCAAAGACCAAGGTTCAGGACAAGCTCAAAGACATCGGCGTGGCCACCACGGATGCGAACGGGAATCTCCGGACCATGCCGGACATCATCGCCGACATCGCCAAGCATATGAACGCCCTGCCGACAGCCCAACGCTTGGGTTTTGCCGAGGAAATCTTCGATCTCCGCGGCTCCCTTGCCGGACTTCAGCTCGGCGGGAATGTGGAACAGATGGATGCGTTCATTACCCGCCTGAAAACCGTGAACGGGACCGCCGCTGACACGGCACATGAAATGGATGCCGGGCTCGGTGGCGCGTTCCGAATCTTCATGAGTGCGGTGGAAGGCTGTCAGCTTGCCATCGGACGCATCATCGGCGAGGCTCTGACCCCTTATATCAATAGAATATCAGGGGTTCTGAACCAGGTTGCCGAGTGGATCGCCGCCCACAAAGAGGTGGTTATCATGGCCGTCAAGGTCATTGCTGGAATCGCTGGACTCGGAGCCGCCTTGATCGCCGCCGGAGTTGTGCTCAAGCTCATGGCACTGACGGTCGGAGCACTCTCCACGGCGTTCTTCGTGCTGAAGGCAGCCGTGCTGGCTCCCGCTATTGCGATCCAGGCGCTCATCGGGATGTTCGGCCTGCTCAAGGTGTCGATGCTTGCGGTCAAGGTCGTTTCGCTCGCCATGTGGGCGGCGATCACGTCTCCGGCGTTCCTCGTGGGGGCGGCTCTTGCGGGCGTTGTCGCCATCGTCTGGCAGCTCACCGGTGCGTGGGACGCCTGCAAGGCCGGAGCCACGGAATTCGCGGGCGACTTCGCGGAAGCCTTCTCCTCAATCAAGGACATTGCCGGGGAGACGTGGGAGACAATCAAGACCGCGTTCATGTCAGGCGACCTTGCGGGCGCGGCCAAGGTTGGTCTGGCGGCTCTGAAGCTCGCCTGGCTGACCGGGTTGCAACCGCTGAAGAAAGCGTGGGGCAAGCTCAAGTTGTTTCTCGCGGACAGCTGGACGGTCATCGTTTATTCGATCCTACGCCTCGGAAATGACCTATGGTACGGTCTGCTGTATGGACTGAAATCCATCGGTAATGCCATGCAGGATGCGTGGTCTTATCTGTGGAATGGAATCGTGACGGCATTCGAGAAAACTGTGCTGGAAATCCGCAAAATGTGGATTCGGACGAAGGGCATCTTCGACTCCGACGAAGAAGTCGAGGCGGAGATTGCCGTGGTTGAACGGGAATACAGCCAACGAAAGCAGGCGCGAGAGACAGCGAGGACCGAAGCAAAAGCAGGACGCCAGGCTGAACTCGCCGACATCGGACAGCAATGGGATCGGGCGAACGAAAGCGCGACCGATGCTCAGTCGCAGGAGATCATTGAACACCAGACGGCGTATGAGGAGGCACTGAGCGGTGCCGCCGAGGAAATCGCCGAAGCCCGTGCCGCCTGGAAAGCCGCAATGGACGAGGTCAAACAAAAGGCCGTCGAGAAAACTGAGAAGGTCGAGGCTGTCAAGGAGAAGACATCGACCGCCGTCGAGGAGACGCAACGCTCGGAAACGAGGATTGCGGAAATATCCACGGCGGAAAAGGCAATGGGCGCGTGGAGCGTGGAAGCTTTGGACGCCATGCTGGGCGGCAACGCTCAGGAGAGAACGGCAAAGGCGACCGAGCAGATGGCGAAGAACACGCTCCAGACGAACAAGCTGCTGAAGCAGATCGGAAAGGAAAAGCCACTGACGTATGGATAAAACGAAACGGAGAATCTATGGCAACGAGAGTTGAACAGAACTATAAGGAACGCGCGACCAGCATCGACCGCTGGGGACGATATACCGGGATCGAGGTCCCGTATATTGTTTTCGAGGCGGCTGACGAGGATGCGGCACTGACCGCTGTGCTCAACACTGCACCGAAGACGCTCCACAGTCTCCCGTTGGACGCCATCGAGATCGATTCCCGTGACGGTAATACCACGTTCAAAGTTAATGCGACGTACAGAGCGGAAACCGTTTCGGACTACGGGGATGATGAGGAGGACGAGGAATCCACCATCAGCTTCGACTGCGGAGCCGGAACAAAACATGTCTCCTTCGCCATTGATCAGCGTATCGCCTACGGCACGGTAGACGCCGGTGGTGCTATCGGTTGGAATGGAAAGCACGGCTCGGAGATGGAAATCGCGGGCGTGGATGTTCCGACCGCCGAATTGCGGGAGACGCACACGAAAACCATGCGGGTGACGAGGCTGACAAATGCGTATGTCCGCAAGGTCGCCGGATTCGTCGGCAAGGTGAACTCCAGGACGTTCAACGGCTGGCAGCCAGGAGAGGCGATGTTTCTCGGTATGAGCTACAGCCGGGCGAAGAGCGCAAAGCACGTCACGGTGACGTTCCACTTCGCGATTCAGTTGAACGAGACCTCGGCCACGCTCTGCGGACATAATCTCGGTGCGAAGAAAGGCTACGAATACATTTCCGCTATTCCGAAGACGAGTGTCGAAGAGGATGTCCCGGTGATCGACATCGAAGCCGCGCACATTTCGCAGGTTGTCCAGTATGGCGACTTCGGAGATTTGGGGGTGTGACATGTCATTTTATCCTGACGTTTCGCCCGGCGATCCGTTCAAACCAAACGCGAAACTGAGCAATGATGTCCGGCGGCTGGTGAACATGTCGCACGGATTCCAGGACTGCAGGCAGAAAAGTGTTCCGCATGGATCTGTGCGTGTGAGCGTGTACAACGCTTCCACAGTTTCAATTCCGATCAACTCAGCAGTGATCTTCACCACGGATGCCCTTCATGGGGACGTGCTCCCGGTGAAGAAAGCTCCTGCGGGTACGACCGAGTTCGGCATCGTACAGAAGACGCTTGCTCCGAACGAATGCGGAAGTTGTCTGTTGATCGGTATTGCGACTGTGACTCTGGGGAGTGGATCGGGAAATTTCGTCAAACCGAGTTCAACGAAGGCGTTTACGCGGACAAGTTCGGGAACGGCAAAGATTTTGTACAGCACCGGAACCACAGGTGTCATCCTGCTTGGCGGCAGCCAGCCACAGGCTGCACCTCCGCAAATCGTTTCGGGATATGCGGGCGCATTCAAGGTCAGTCTGGATGGAACCACGGCCACTATTTTCAACGGAGCAGACCTCAATGACACGAACGCCGGAACAGTCCGCATCGGAAGCAAGACCTTTGATGTTCCGTCTGCCACTGTCGAGGTCGCGCCGAGCAAGAAGATTTACATCGAAGTCTCCTACGACAGTGAGACGGCGGAATACAGCATGGGCTTCATCACGAATCTGTCGCAGTATGCCGACCGATGGCCTCAGTACTGGTACAAGGAACTGGCATCCGTGGATGCCGAGGGTGTTCTTCACCAGACGCACCTCTGTGGGAACATTGAGATTACCGGGAGGTGGTGCTCATGAGCTGGGCCGACTATCACCTGGATGATCCGACGTTTTGCAAACCAATGGTGGTCGCCGAAGGGCTTCTTCGAGCATTGTTTGAACGACAGCGGGCGAGCTACATCGCACAGTATGGTGGCGGCTGGGACTGGACTCTGGACGAATACCGCGACCGAATCTTCCCGGACATCTTCACGAAAAACGATGTTCTTTCGGTCAAGGGATTCTGCCGGAACTTTGACGGGTATCTTGCCTTGTTTGCCTGGACGAATATCAATGTCTGGGAGTGTCCGATTGCAGGGCTACTCGGTCCGCTGGGAGCATGCGCCAGAACATGCCAGTATTATCCGTGGTACGGACAGGAGAACACCTGCCCAGGTTATCAGAGCACCCTCATTGACACCAACGGCAACACGTACAATCTTCGATCTCTGCTGAACGACATCGGGGATGAGGAGCTGATCGATGCATACCGCCTCGACATCAACCAACCGTCACTGTATGTGCCGTGGGTTTTGCAACGGGTGAAGATGCTGAAAAAGCTCCGGCGTTTCAAGGATACCAGTCCGAGCATCGTGCTGACGACCGAGGAATGCGACTGGGGGGATAGCATCTACGACAGCCCATATCATTCCCGGCAGGCAGCCGCGGACGGAGTTCCAAGGGAGATTCGGACGGAAACGTATTATTCCAATCCCGGGTTTCACTGTTTTACCCGGATGTACGATGATGTCTGCGTGGATTTGGAATTGCGTTTGCCGGTTTCAGCAGCCCCGTACTACGATGAAGAAATGCCGGATGAACTCAAGCCGAAGTCCGGATATCTGGTTGTCAACGTGGCCGACCCGTTCGTCGGAACATTCGACCCTTTGAATGCTCCAGTCACGAAGGGGCTGACAACATTTCAGCTCCAGGAGGACGGAACATTCTTCTCGAACTGGCCGACCGGGATCGTTGTTCCGGACTATCCGGATGACGATTATTTGACCATTGGCTGGGATATGCAGCGCGAATACGCTGTTTACGATTTCAATTCCGTTTTTGAATTTCAAGAGTAGGAGAACAAAATGCAGGAACACATCATTTACCTCGACGCGCACGATTCGGTCGCTGTCGTGCGCGACGACAAAAACATGCGAACGCTGCCAGCACCAACGCTGGTGCGAGGGACAGCATGTACGCTCAGACTCCGGCTATTTGCTGAGAGGATCGGAACTGCGCCATACCCCATTGACAGCCTGTACGATGTCGTTACATGGCAATGGGTGATGGACTCGGATTTCTATGATCGGAGCCCATACAAACTGGTCGGTGATCACGCTCAGATTGAGGTCGGCTCTATTCAGGAGTACAACAACGGTATTGGTCGGGTCTACACGCAGGTGACGATCCCAATGCCGTCCATGGAAACGAATGAACTGGCACGTTGGCTCGGTTCAGAACCAATGCGGGCTGGGCTCACAGGCGAGCTCACCGGCTTCAATGCCAACGGATCTCCGATCTTCATTCTCCAAGTCGAGGGATTCAAGGTCAGGAACAGGATTGTTTCCTCGGCGGCACCGACACTGCCGGAATCTCCGTACATGACCATGAGCCAGGTTCAGGAGATGATCACGCAGGCCATCGCGAACGCCGCAAACGTCACGTCCGGCGGCTCCGCTGGAACTGACGGCGAGTCCGGCAACACGAGTTCGGGCGGTTCGTCCGGCACAGGCGGGAACACGAGTTCGGGCGGTTCCAGCGGCAGTAACAGTTCTTCCGGCTCCGGAGCCTATGAGGACGAACACGGCGGCCAGCTCGGCGAGGACATAATCTACGACATTCTGTAATGCGCATCCCGCGCAATAACATCATTCAACCCAGGAGGACACTCTATGGCAACAAACCAGAAGATTCAACTCAAAAGTGTGAACGGGAACAAGCTGTTCCCCCGCACGTCCATCAACAACATCGTCGGCGAAGACTACACGACCGTGGTCAGCATCCCCGTGCTGGACGGAACCGGCAAGATCAAGACCGAGAACCTGCCGTCCTACGTCGATGACGTGATCGAGCTCCTCGCCGTGAGCGAGACCGCTCCCGCGAGCTGCGCAGCAGGCGACATGTACTTCAACTCCGCCGCGAACAACAAAAAGATCTACACGGCCACCGGGACGAACACCTGGGGCACCACCGGAACCACGCCTGAAAAGGGCAAGATTTACGTCTGCACCGCAGATGACATGACCTACCGCTGGTCGGGGAGCGTGATGACACAAATCGGAAAGCAGCATGCCACCGCCACGAGCATCCGTGCATCTGGCACTGCCGATGACGAACACGTCGCGACCGAAAAAGCTGTCCGTGACGCTCTCGTCGCCGCAGGCGCTTACGAACTTCCGGCAGCCACCTCCGGTGCACTCGGCGGCGTGAAAATCGCGGCTGCCAGCACTTCCGGCATCAACAATGCTTCCGGCTCGATCTCTCTCGCGACAGCGACTGCCAGTCAGCTCGGCGGCGTGAAAGTCGGGGACAACATCAGCGTGTCGAATGGCGTCATCTCCGTTCAGAGCGGCACGAACGACCAGAAGGGCGTCGTGCAGACCAAGAGCGCCATCAATGGGAACAACGCCAGCCTCAGTTCCACCGACACCGCGACCGGCACTGTCCCGACAGTGTGGGGCGTCGAAAAGGCGCTGAAGGACAAGCAGGACAAGCTCACCGCGGGAACCGGCGTTTCTATCTCGGACGGCACGGTCAGCGTCGCTGACACGGTCGTCTACGAAGTCGTTTCCTGAACCAGTCCGAACACAAATCCCGTTCAACGGCTCCGTCTGGTATTTCACCTGACGGAGTTCTTTTTTACCTCAAATCATAGGAGAACCCATTTATGGCAAACAAGAAAATTCTTCTGAAATCGACCGCTGGCGACGCCCTTTATCCGCGCACTTCCGTTGACAACCTCGTAGATGCTGTCGGCAGTACCGTCAGCGTGAGCATCCCCGTCCTCGATGCGAACGGCAAGCTTGACAGCTCCTACCTTCCGAGCTACGTCGATGATATCGTCGATCTGGTCGCCATCACCGGAACCGCGCCGACCAGCTGCGCAGCGGGCGACCTGTACTTCAATAACACCAGCGGCAACCTCAAAATCTACACGGCGACTGCCGCGAACACATGGGGAACGACCGGAACCACGCCTGAGACGGGCAAAATCTACGTTAACCTCGCCGACAGCAAGATTTACCGCTGGAGCGGCTCCGCGATGGTCGAAATCTCCAAGCAGATTTCCACCGTCACCAGTGTTCGTGCGACCTCGTCCGCCCTTGATACCGTGGTCCCGACCGAAAAGGCTGTCGCCACCGCCCTCAGCGGCAAGGCGGCAAGTTCCCATACGCACAGCATTGCCAACGTTACGAATCTGCAGACCACCCTTGACGGCAAGGCGAATTCCAGCCACAGCCATGAGATTTCCGATGTCTCCGGCCTCCAGACCGCCCTCGACGGCAAGCAGGGGACGCTGACTGCCGGTTCGAACATCAGCATCTCGAACGGCACGATCAGCAACACCTACGCATACAGCCTGCCTGCAGCAACGACCTCCGCACGAGGCGGCGTTGTGGTCAGCACCACGGCATCCAATGGCGTTGCCCTCGCCATCAGTTCCGGCACGGTCAGCGTGGCCGCAACGCTGGCATCCACCACGGCAGCAGGTACTGTCCGTCTCGCCACCACGACTGAAGCGACCACCGGCACCAGCGAGGCAGTCGCTGTTACCCCTAAGGGACTGAAGACCGAGCTGGACAAGAAAGCAAATACCAGTCACACTCACAATTATCAGGCTGTGCTGACTGCAGGCGACGGCATCGCGATCTCCAGCAACGTGATTTCTGCGGACATCACGACCACGGCCTCCAATGGCGTCGCGCTCGCATGGGACGGTTCCACGACCAACGCCAAGAAGGTCAAGGTCACGGCCTCGGCTGCCTCCACGTCCGGCAAGGGAACTGTTCAGCTTGCCACCACCACGGAGGCATCCACCGGAACCGACACGGCGAAAGCCGTCACCTGCGCGGGTGTCAAGGCGGCCATCGACAACAGGCTTGCAACGTACATCACCTACGAAGAGCTGACCTGACGCCCGGAACGGGTTCTGAGTTGTGCCGGGAGCAATCCCGGCACATGTTCAACATAACAGGAGCTCTTTATGGCTGAGAATAAGAAAATCCTGCTCAAATCCTCGGCTGGAGACTGCCTGTACCCGCGGGTGTCGATTGATAATCTGGTTGACGTCGTAGGCGGAACAACGGCAGTTCAGGTTCCGACCTTGGACAGCGACGGTCGCATCGACAGCCGGTATCTTCCACCGGATTTCTTTCCTCCGGCGGCTCGCGTCACACTGAACGGAACAATCTATGTTTCGTCCGGTGCCCTGCTCAGGGATGCGGAGGAAACCTCTGGATTCATCCGTATTCTGAGTGGAGGAAGCGCGAAACGGATGACCATCACATCCGGCAACTTCACCGTGTCATCAGGTGGTGCAGCGAACGATATTGCGTGGAACAGCCCCGGAACCATGTACATTCCCGGCGGGCATGTTCAATATATGGACTGCACGAAGGGTACAATAGAAGTTCAGAAGGGCGGACACCTGGAACATGTCACGGCCAACCCCGGATGCCTCGTGTTTGTTTCGTCCGGAGGTACGGCTACCAGTATCGTGGAATATGGCGGATACGTTCGTGTTCCGACCGGAGCTGTCGGTCAGTTCGAGACGACCGTGATACCGAATCTGGTTCTCTCGGCCTCTCAGTCCGCAACGGTCCACAGCGGGAATGCGGTCAGCAATACCATCATTTCAAGCGGAGGCTCACTTCATGTGTTCGAAGGAGGACAACTGACCGGGCAGTGCAGTGTTCTGAACGGGGGAAGCATGGTTCTGTACAACGGGGCCTATCTGGATTTCCGAATTGCGGACATGTCTCCGGGGGACACGGCCAGATTCAACGACACAACGAAAATTTCGAGGAGCAACAACGCCGTGGTCACGTACACCCTGACCGTGTCGGAAGACCAGCCGTCCGGGGTGTATGCCATTGGCGGCAACTGCTCCTCATGGAATACAGGGCTGCAAGTGCGGACGGACGACGGAACGAGCCTCGGCACGCTCGCATTGAACGAATCACTCACGGCTTATGGCATGGTGTTCTCTTTGTCGATCATCGACAATGAACTCTCCGTAACCATCAGCCGATCAAACCAATAACAGAAGGATTTTTTTCATGGCAGAAAACAAGAAAGTCCAAATCAAAAACACAGGCGGTGACGCGCTGTATCCTCGGACAGCCGCTGAGAGCATCGTGAACGTCCCTGGCGGCACCATGAACGTGTTCATGTACCTTAATGGATACGGTGCTGAAAATCAGTTCCCCGATCCCTACAAGGGCGACAGATACTTCGACTCTGCTGCGCACAAGGTTTACGAATGTGTCACGGCCACCACATGGACCGGGAAGAAGGAGGTTACGTCGTGGGATTCGAATACACTGTTCTTCTGGAACGGCGAAGTCTGGAAGTACACGGACAGCGAGGAGGGACCCCTGGCTCCTGTCCTGTGCGCCAGTGTCGACCAATCGGTGACCAACGGCGTAAGCCTTAACGGCGGTAACGGCTCGCCACTCAAGGCCATCGCATCCTCGGCCACGGCATCGCAGCTTGGCACGGTGAAAACCGATGCGACCGTTACCAATGGCGCTTCCCTCGTCAACACGAACGGATCGATCAAGGCGATTGTCTCCTCGGCGACTGCCACCCAGCTCGGCACGGTAAAAGTCGCCACTGCGACGGAAAATGGTGTTGCCCTGAAAATCTCCGGCGGCGCTGTCAGCGCAACGCAGACGTTTGCCACGAATGCTGAAGCATCCGCTGGTTCTATTGCCAGCAAGGGCGTCACGCCTGCGGCAATGAAGTATGCCAACACCTGGACCGCTATTCAGGACAAGGGTACGTCCGCGGCTGTTACGCTGGCACCTGGCGGTGTCTTCAAGGTTGCTCCCTCCGGGGCAACAGTCACGCTCAGTGCTGGTACCGTTTCTGCAGGCATGTACGGGGCTGACGCTCATCTGGAGATGTACCTCGGCAGCAATACCGTGACCAAAGCCATTGACCCCCTCGTTCTGGTCGATCCGCTCACCCCGAACGCAGGCAACAACTGCGTTGTCAAGTACAGAGGCGGAAATGCTTTCCTGTACAAGGAAGGGATCGAAGCCGGTTATATCGTGACCAACAGTGCAACTGCGGCAACAACGTCCGGCTCGATTCCATACGGCATCGCCAATAGTCAGGGATGGATTGTTGTCCCGACTGGAAGTCATTATATCGGGAAGTCCAGTGGAACACTGAAAAAAGACACGACCATCCTGTGTCTTGACAGTGATCCCACGAGCTACACAAGAATTGACGGTTCGTTCAACTTGACATCTGGTGGGCTCAACTTCATCAATGGCGATTATGTGGGCGCATGGGTTTCAGCTGGAAGCAAGCCGGTGCATTTGGCCGGAAGCATTGGATATGCAGGCATCAATCAGAATGCGAATGGTTGGGTATATGTCGCTGACGGGACTTCTATCGGCGGCGGTTCCATATACGGAGATAATGTCTTCGTGTCGGGCGGTTCTCAGTGCGTTCTTAATGGCGTAAACTTTGACAGAGTCAAGGTTTCCGATACTGACATGTTCTATAGACCGCAGATGGATGGCTGCACTTTCACCAGCTGCACAGCTGAAGATGTTGCCTGCTTTGTGAATGGCGGGGACGTCAGAGACGGCTGGATGCGAGACTGCTCCAACATAGGTCCTATCGGTCTGATGAACGGCGCACATGTCTCCAACTTCGTGTTCAGCAACTGCAAGGTTGGCTTTGACGCTGCAATCGTCGATGGAGGTGTCATTGACGGATGCCAGTTCCTGTACAATGGCAATACTACTACCGGTACCGGCTCCGGGTCGGTCATCAGAGGGTCCAGCTACGTTATGTGCCGGGACTGCGTAGTCTCTGGCAATAGCAATGCAGAGGCATACATTCTGATTGGCTCCAGCGGAACACTGTCCAATTGCACGATTACCGGCAATGTCAGCGGCTTCATTGAGTTCGCTGGTAAAACTTGTGATCCCAACGGGGATTACGGGGATTGGATGTACGACAGAAGTCAGGTGGTGGCTGGTTGCACAATCAGAGGAAACGACAAATCGCGTGGTTTCGATATGATCGTGCATGATGCCGCTGTCGTGTTCACGGAATGCGATTTTGACAACGTAATTCGTTGCACTACGGAAACAACCCAAAGTGGGGCCTGCATCACGTTCAAAGGATCCAATCACTTCACGGGAAATATTGATTCCGCGAACTATTTCGCATATCCTGAGCACGTCTACATCGAGAGCGGTGCGATTGTCGATGTGAGCGGTGAGACGCCTGGTGTTATCTCTGCGTACAAAACCTCTGGGAGAATCGAGGTCGGAACCTTTGGTCAGGACCGTATGTTCCATCCGGGTGGCACAGCTACTGTCATCTTCGGAGAGGACAACCATGTCACGCTCTATGGCGGTTCGAAATACAGATGTATCTCTGGCGGAAGTGCCACTTGATAAGGAGGAATTCTTATGAAACTTTACACCATCGACGGGCAAACCTTCAAGGTTCTGCCCGATCCATTTCAGAACATGAGCCCCATGTCTGACGAGGTTTTTGTTCAGCTCGGCGGTACCATCACCGATGACGGACAGCCCACCCCGTTCGAGGCGGCCTGCGCCATGTTCAGAACCCTCTGTGGACAGATCGGAGCCTTTATCGGAAACGAAAACTTCCACGGCGGCTTCGGAGAGTACACCGAGTTCGCGACTTCGGAAGCGTATCAGGCAAATCCCGTTCAGGGCAACGCGCTCGCCATCCAGTGGTCGGCGCTCAACGAGCTCTGCAAATACGAAGGCGGCAAGGCCGGATTCGGGCAGCCGGACTGGTGGTACGAATGCTGGCGTCAGGCCGGAATTGAACTTGACAACGACTAAGGAGATGCTTGATGAGCAACAAAAACGAAATTCTTGAGCTCTACTACCTCGCCCAGAAGTATAAGCTCGAAGACCGTGAAATCCTCGATAAATACAGTTTTGAGGACCTCGCGAAAATCTACAACGGAATCGGCCCCGACGCGTTCCCCGAATGGCTCCGCGCGGTCGTGACGAAGCTTCATCCCAGCCTCGGTCCGGTTGCCCTGATTCACGATGTCGAGTGGCACGAAAGCGACAGAACGTCCGAATCTTTCACGGAATCCAACGAGCGCTTCAAACGCAACGGTGCGACCATCGCAAAGGGCATGTACAGCTTCTTCAATCCGCGTCGTTACATCGTGAAAAACCAGGCGTACAGGTTCGGCTGCTACTGCGAACATCTCGGCTGGCATGCCTGGTGTACGCCGTGCGAATGTCCGATCTGCAAGCAGGCAAAGGCGAATGGATGAGCTTGCCAGCCTCGCCGTTGTGTTCATCTTCGGCTTTCTCCTACTCGTCCTGTTCCTGCTCGTGCTCGCCGTTGTTTTCACCCTCAACCATTGAAAGGAATCCCCGAAAATGAAGGAAGTTTTCCTCACCATCAGTGTTCCCGTCCTGCTCGTGCTGACCGGTTGTGCGCACAACGCAATCGTGTACGGCGACGGCATCGGGCTGGACGTCGGTGTCGATCCCGAACATTTTATGGCCTCGGTCACGCTCAGATACGGCAAAACTCTCACCGCTGTCACCCGTGATAACGTGGAGATCGAAATGTCCGGCAAGGCTGACATGAATGGAGTCCCGTCCACCGAGAAAAAATCGGATAGCAAGGTCGCCACCGACGGCAATCTTCGCATCAAGATTGGTCGCCAAATCAACGGATATGCTGTTGATCTCGTAGAGGCCGGTGCTGATGCGGAGAAGGTCGTTGATGCGCTGACCGACAATTGAGCAATCCAAATTCCCGGCTACGCCTCCGACTGTTTCCAGCCAAGCGCAACCTTGCCGGGCTTTTTTTCCGTCAGGTCTGTCCATCGGGCAGGCTTGACGGATTTTTTTTTGACTTTGCGTTGGAAGACACGGCGGCTTTTGTGGCAGACTTTGGGCTATGTTTCGCGCAAAGCATATTCGATTGGATTAGGGGCATCCTGCCCAGGGGCCGACCTCGGCTCAAAAGCCGTAACTTCGCGTTCTTTGGCATAAATCGAAACGGACCTGGCCGAGCAAAGCCTCCAAAACTTTCCCCTCATTTTACAGAAAAACTACTTGACTTTTCTATAAAGGCATAACACAGCAAAACTCACGGCGACTTTGACATTTTCTTTTCCAGAATCTTTTTTCGATATTTCTTCGAATATCGACTTGACTTTTTGTTTTTCGGATTACAGAAGAAAGTTCGATAATTCTTACGTTTTCGACTTGATTAATTTCTATTTCATGCTCTGCCAAAAGGCAGCCACTATTGACAATCCAAGATAGCCTCATTCCCTGCACGAAAAGAAAAGCCATTAATAATCGATATTTATTCTATAAACTACTGGCTATTAACGAAATCCATGCTTAATTATGTAATGTCGAGCGGGCGGCATGGGCCGCCTGCGAACCAAACGAAAAACTCCAAATGACGGAGGCAAACATGAGCAAGACCGGAATCAAACTGAACCTCGAAAACGTAGACGGCAACGCCTTCTGCATCCTCGGCGTGTGCCAGCGCGAGCTACGCCGTAACCACAAGATGGACCTCTGGGATGAGTTCCACGCCGAAGCCACCTCCGGCGACTACAACAAACTCCTCTGCACGGTGTCCGACTGGTTCGACGTCTGCTTCGGCGACGAAGATGAGGACGACGAGTACGAGGAAGAAGACTGAACCCCAAAACCGCATGGCCCGCGAAAGCGGGTCATGCACCAACCGGAGAACGAACATGAAAAGACTGCAAACCGAAAGCCTGATCAACGCGATGGACATCATCTGCTACGTCGCCACGGGGGAACCGAGCGGAATCGGCGAAGCGTGGAACGGCGACCTCGACGAGCTCGAAGAGCACCTCGAAAGGATTGAAATCTACGCCGAGGACGAAGGCATGACCGAAACGGCCAAGGAGCTGTTCGCGGCCGCCCACCACATCATCGAAGCCTTCCGAAAAGAAGAGTGAACACCGAACAGAAGGAAACGACCATGGCAAACTGCTGCATCATCGACATGAAACTTGAAACCGAAACTGCCGCCGAGGCAGAGGGGCTCCGCGAGGAGCTCCAGGCCTCCTTCGACAAAGCCGAAAAAGAACTGGTTGGCGCGTACTTCGGAAACGACACCCGCTACCTCTTCGACGCCCAGGCGGAACAGAAAGGGACCACGGTCTGCATCGGCGGCTGGGTCAAGTGGGGGTATGACGATGGCGAGCTCCTCGCCTGCCTGAACTGGCTCCGCGGCAAGGTCACCGTCAAAAAGATGAACATGTGCTACAAGGTGTTCGAGGACCCGGCCTACGGCGAATACGACTTCGACGGAAAAACGTTGAGGCACAGCTTCCTCCAGTGGAAGGACATCCCCGAATGGGGGAACGAGGAAATCGAAGATTACCTTAAGCAGGTCGAGGAGGTCTACCGGAACAAAAAAGTGTCGGTGGATGTCCCGATGGGCTGACTGCCCATGCCGGGGACCGGGCAACCGGTCCCCATTCCGTTTATGCGACAGCGCCCTTTGATCGCAGAGTTTGCCGCATGTCTCGCGTAAAGCATAAGCAAGACCTATTAAAAAGTGCAACCCCCTATGCTGAATCGACAAAATCGGCCTGTCTGGCCGTTGTTTGGCAAAATCGGTTTTGATGATGGCGGAGCAAAGCGACCAAATTCTTTTCTCGATATTTCTTGGAAAAAGATTTGACTTTTCGAAAAAAGCATAATCAAAGATTCTTCGATATTTCTTTTGAAAAAGACTGGATTTATTCAAAACAGCATTACAGAATCTTTTTCCGATATTTCTTCCGATTTCGACTTGACTTCCTCTTTATTCATGCTCGGAAGGATTATTCGTTTTTCTTCGTTTTTCGACTTGACAAAGCATTTTTCCATGCTCGGAAAGAATCTTTCGTTTTTCTTCGGTTTCCGACTTGACATTTCTCTTTTGCCTCATTTCGAGCAGAAACAGAAGAATCTTTATTTTTATCGAATTAAAAGCGAGAAATATCGTTATTTCTTCGATAATCGACTGGCTATTAACGCTTTCCATGCTTAATTAACTAATGTCGAGCGGGATGCACGGGCAACCCGCGAACCAAACAAGAATGCCAACCTGACGGAGGCAACACATGAGCGAGAACAACATCCTCGACACCGCAAAAACCCTGGGCTTCGGAACGGAGCTCGAATACACTCACATCAGCCGCGAAGGAGCCGCGAGAGCAATCCAGAGCGTGGTCGGCGGCAACATCAGCCACACCGGCGGGAGCTACGACGCATGGACGGTCACCGCTCCTGACGGACGGAAATGGAAGGCGGTCAGCGATGGCAGCCTCAGCGGAACCTCGGCAGAGGTGGTCACGCCCATCCTGCACTGGGAAGACTTCGACACCCTGCAGAAAGTGGTTCGCGCCCTGCGCCACGCCGGAGCCAAGACCCCGGCCTGCACGAGCCAGCACGTCCACGTCGGAGTCGAAGACTTCACGGCGGCGCAAATCGCGAACTTCGCAAGAATCTGGTACAAGCAGGAAAAGCTGATCCTCAAGGCGGTCGGAACCCTGCCGAGCCGCCTCGCGCACTACACGAAGCCGACCGATCGCGAGTTCATCGACCGCCTCGAAAAGATGAAACCGCAGACCCGCCAACAGCTGAACATCGCCTGGTACGGATACGCGAATCCGCGTCCGGCACACTACGACAGCACCCGCTACCGCGCCATCAACCTGAACAACGTGTGGACCACGGGCACGGTCGAAATCAGAGCCTTCAACGGATGCACCCACGCGGGCAAGGTCAAGACGGCCTGCCTGCTCGCCCTGATGATCGCCGCCAAGGCCAAGACCGCGAAGTGCGCGAGCACCAAAAAGCCGCGCGAGTACAGCGAGGAGAGCGCCGCCTACGACATGCGGGTGTTCCTCCTCCACCTCAAGGCAATCGGACCGGAGTTCAAAAACTTCCGCAAGTACCTCCTCGGCAACCTGCCGGGGAACAAGGCGTGGAAGCACGGCAGACCGAACGCCTGACCGAGCACGGGATGGGGGCTGGGATGCCCAGCCCCCTGGTGCCGGTCTCCTCACCTCAGCATGGCTTGCCGAAAAAGCAAGCGGTTCTTTGAAATAAAACGAAAGAAATTTCGGACAAAAACGCGACTTTCCGTTGGTTATGCCTTTGCCGGAAAGTCAAGCTCAAATCCGAAGAAAATCGAATCTTTTCCGCCAGTTTTGCCGGGGTGCTCACTCGCCTCCGTCAGGGCTCACTCCGGCGAAACTGCGGATTTTAATTCGAGCAACCTAAATCGATATCCCGATGCCGATTATGCCAAACGTCGCTCGCTTTGGGCTCAACGTGCGATCCGGCAGCCGGGGAAGCATGCCCCTAATCCAACAGCATAAATCCATCCCCTCAAACGGCCCTCAAACGGCAACAAACCCCGCAAGGAATAGGAGATCAAACCTATGAAAGTCAGAATCCACGAAACGGACTTCGACGGCAACCCTGTCGCCTACACTGGCGAATACTATGTCGGCGCCAACGCGACCGAGATTGTCGAAGCCATGAAAAAGAATCCGTTCCAAATCGACCTCACGGTCGAAGAATACATGCGGAAGATTCTCGACAAAATCGGCAAGGCGGACTACGTCCTCACGGAGGACGACGCCGCGCTGGAATTCCTGAATCTGCTCGCCAAACTCAACTACGCTTCCTTCGAGGAGCAGGAGGTCAAAGTCAAATGAACGCTATCTTCATCGACGCGAAAAACCAGACCGTCACCATGATCGAAGTCGAAAACGATCTCCAGGCTATGTACGACAAAATCGGATGTCTGCTCGTCCAGACTGTTCCCTTCGCCGGGGAAAACATCGTCTGCGATGAGGAAGGACGTCTCAAACGCTGGACTGCCGGATTCGAGCTCGGCGACTGGCGCATCGTCGGGAACGCGCTCATCGTCGGCGACACCGAGGACGGGGACTTCACGGATACGAAACTGTCCGCGGACGAGATCGAAAAGCAAATCCGTTTCTTCTGCGAGGACGAGCCGCTTCCTCCTCCGGAATTCCGCGTCATCAGCCTGTGAAACCTTTATCAAAGAAAGTTCAACTTATTCTCCGAAAAGGACTTGCGTTATTCCGAAGCCATGCTTTAAGTAATGTCAGCCACAAACCAAAGGAGAAAAACATGAATACCCCGATCCTCTACTTCGCGTACGGGTCAAACCTCAACCCGAAACGCATCCACCACAGATGCCCGACCGCCGCAACGTTCAGAGCGGCCAAGCTCAGAAACTATCGCCTCGTCGAACGGCTCTACGCCGACATTGACTACGAAGAAAACGCAGTGGTCTACGGCGTCCTCTACTGCATCAGCGAACGCGAACTGGACGTCCTCGACACCTACGAAGGATGCCCGCGAATCTATCGGAGAATCTGGATCGAGGCCGAGTGCAACGGCGAGACCTTCGTGGCCGCCACCTACGAGATGACGCCCGAAACAAAGATTCTTCGCGCCGGTCAGCCGTTCCCGGAAGATTACAGGAAAATCTGCTCCACGGGCGCGACCTTCCACCACATTCCGAATGCATTCCGAAACAATAAAAACTTATTCCATCCATTCAACCTCAAAAGGAGCTCGAAATGAAAACCGTCAACATCATCGCCTACGGTACGCTCATGACCGGAGAACACAACCACCGCTTCTTCGCGAACGCCGTCCGAATCGAACCCTGCACCATCAAGGGGACCCTCTACGACCTGCACTGCGGCTTCCCCGCTCTTACCCCGGACGGAGATACGGACGTCCATGCCGAACTTGCTGAAATCCCGTTCGAGGACTGGCCGCAGGTCGACTGTCTCGAAGGCTACCCGCGACTCTACGACCGGAAGCTCGTTCCGGCGACACTCGCCGATGGCAGTGTCGAGGAAGGCTGGGTGTACGTCATGAACCAGATTCCTCCTCGCGCGACCGTCATCGAATCCGGCGACTGGAAGAAACGCAGGGAAGACTGAGGAGGAGAACATGGACAGATTCTTTACACAGAAAACATGCGACCGTTGCGGGGCTGAACTCAAGGTGAGGCAGATGTCCCGCTTCAACACAGATGTTTTGTGCCAAAAGTGCATTGCAGAGGAAAAGCAACATCCGGACTACGAGAAGGCGGCCGCCGCCGAGCTCGCCGCTGTTCGCCGTGGCGACAGAGATTTCCCCGGCATCGGCTGGCCGGGGAAGGATGGGAGGGTGAAGTGATGAGCACAAGCGCAGCAATCGGGCTGACGATGCCCGATGGAACAATCTGGGCAGTCCATCTGCATTGGGACGGGTATATTGCCAATGGTGGAGCCGGGGAAATCCTCGCTGAACACTACACCGACCGGAAAAAGGTCGAGAAGCTTATCTCGCTGGGTTTCCTGAGCTCGCTTGGAGCCGAGGTCAATCCAGACCCGGCATCCCCGCACTCCTGGTCGAATCCGCAGCCGAACGTCACCGTAGCCTACCATCGCGACCGGAACGACCCTTTAGAACCCGCTGAGGGGTTACCCTTCGGCTCACATCCGGCATTTTGAAAAAAAGCGAGATGCGTACCGGACGGCTCGCAGGAAAGAGTCCGGCATCAGGGCAAAAGATGTGCCGTCGTCGGCTCATGGAACTTTGGAGAGAGCAACGCGGAAGCCGAGGAAGAATGCCGAAGTGTCAGGTTCGAAGTTGAAGCGGTATGCCGAACGGCAGTAGAATGCCTGGAAGTACCAGCTGCCCCCGCGAGCCACATGGCATAAGGACGTGCGGAACAATTTATCTTGAAAACTCGGAATCTTTTGGGGATCCGTCTCATTGTCATCGGGATAAGCATCGAAGATGTCCAGGCACCATTCCCAGACATTCCCGTGCATGTCGTACAGTCCCCACGCATTCGGTTTCTTCTGACCGACCGGATGTGTTTCTATCCCCCTGTTTCCGCCGTGGGCGAGCGTGCCGAGGAGTTGGTCGGTCGGGGCATAGGCGCGCGGGACCATGAAGGCCGTGAAACCACCGGACATCGAACTTTTAAAATACCATCCAACCTCGTCGAGATTCGGGCAGGAGCCAATTTCACAGGTTAAGTCCTTCCCGCTGTTCAAGGCTGTTGTTGTTCCTGCCCGGCAGGCATATTCCCACTGCGCCTCCGTCGGTAACGCAAACGCATAGCCGCGCGGAAGTCGGTCCGCAAACATTTCATTCAACTTCTTGCAATAAGCGACCGCGTCTTTCCATGACACACATTCAACAGGCAGATTATCGCCTTGGAATGTGGACGGATTTTGCCCCATTACGCCCTCATATTGCGCTTGTGTTACCTCATATTGTCCAAGCCAGAAATCATTTGTCAAGGTCACCTGGTGTTGAAATTCCGCTTCTCTGCGGCCAAGTTCATGGACTGGACTGCCCATTACAAAAGTTCCGGCTGGAATCTTTTTCATCACAAGGACCACGTTGTCCGGAAGGTCAAAGCTTAAATCGGATAACATGGAAACATCGGAATTCTCTGTTTCGTCCTTGCATCCAGCACCGACAAGGATGAGGATAAGGAATGATACGACAGCAGAGATTGAAGCAAAAACTCTGTTTTGTTTTTTTATCGATTTTTCCTTCATTTTATTGATGCCTTTCAGTTTGTCATTTGATGTGTTGTCTTTCGATCAAACGCCTGAATCTGTCTATTTCTTTTCCTCTGTTTTGGAAAGGACAATACGCAATCCATTCAACCAGAAATGTGGACTGGAGCCTCGATAGGCAGAACGACAAGTGTTTGCCGTTCTACGCCGTCCAACCCCTCGGATCACAAAATGATAATAGTCCATATCAGTTTTATCATTCGACAGATCATCGCACACATAACCTCCTGGATAGGCTTTGTATCTATCTTCACACATTTCCGGCACATTTCCAAGCATATCGTACAATCCCCAGTTATTCGGTTTTTTGAGTCCGACAGGACGAATTTTGGTTATAGGCGACGGAACATATCCGTTGATATGAGACTCTAATTCTGTTATATTATACCAAATGATTTCGTCGTTATTGCCCGTATACCATGCGACTTCATCCAGATTCGGATCGAAATCGCATTCGTTTTTGACAGTCAGATTCTTTCCATTGTACAAAGCCGAAGTCGTACCCGCTCTGCATGCGTATTCCCACTGGTTTTCCTTTGGAAGAGCGAATGAATAATTGTCGGGCAACTCGGATTTCTTTGCTAGTATGTCATTCAATCTTCGAATAAAAAACTTTGCCTCCTGCCGTGTGATTTGCACGGGGATATTGTCGTCTTCTCCCTGCGGTTTTTTCTTGCCCATTACCCCATAAAACTGCGCAAATGTCACTTCGTATTGCCCCATCCAGAATTCATCCGCGATCGTTACTGAATGCTGTTTTTCATCAATATCGCGTCCCAATTCATCAAGTGGACTTCCCATGATGAAACTGCCCGGAGGAATATGCTTTAAAACCAGCGTGACATAATTCGGCAAGGACAGAACATAATCCGCATCAACCTTTTTCATGCTGATTTCCTTTGTAGTATCAGATTGATTGCGCGGAGTCAAAAACCAAAGGAGAACGGCAAAAATGCAGAAAAAAGCGAAGGGGACATAAAAGAGCATAAGAAAGGTAAAGATGGATTTGAACCCGAAACGCGGTTTTTGTCTCACTTCCGCTCCACACATCGGACAGAAATTCAATGGCACCTGCTTCGGGATTTCCGTTTTGGCATGGCATTCTGGACAGTTCCAGTTCATTTTGAGCTCCATTTATGGTACAGGTGGCGAGGACGTAAGCGTCCTCGCCCTTCAATAAAGAATAAACAATCTGTCTCATATAACAATTCAGTTACAACAACCATTTCCTCTTTTCATTTGAAACATTTATCAACGAATCCCACGGCGGAAGTGGAACCGTCAGGAGCGGGTAGAAAAACGCATAATTCAGAAACAAAATGCGGAAGCCTTTATTTTTTTCTATTTTGCCGAATTGTT